AGATGCCCGATGCGGTGCCCTTGGTGAGATTGCTGGGCACGGCGTTGGTGACGACGGCATCGTAGCCAAGCACGTCGCCAACGCCGCGTTCGCTGCCGCTGGTCCATACGGCCTTGCCGTTGGTGCTGGCGAATTCTTGCGTTTTGCGGAGCTTGCCACGGACTTTGGCGTTGGTGAGGTAGGCCATGGTGCCNACGTCGGCGTTGGCGATGGCGACGGCGGATTCGAGGTCGACCATCAGTTCATAGGTTGGCGCTGCGCCGTTGGTGCCACCNGCGACGGAGCCGATGCCGGAGGTGTTCAACAGGCCGAGCGGCTCATTGGATGCGCCTGCGCCGTTGATGGCGGCGAGCTGGATGGCTTGACCAAGGATGGCGGCGAGGTCGGCGCGGACGAAGGCTTCGACGTCGAGCGAGGATTGCAGCAAGAGGCGGCGGCTGTAGTCGGTGAATGCGCCGACGGTTTTNGGGTGTCAAGGCGACCTGGCCGAAGGTTTGCTGAGATTCGGTGGGTGCGCCGTTTTCCGCCACCCAGTAGCTGGTGGCCGAGCCGGTGGCNGATGGGATGGCGACGTTGCCATTGAGGTCGCGCAGCCAGGTGATGCCGAGGCGATCCAGCACCATGGCATTGCGCAAGAGNTCGATAAAGCTGGAGCCGAGCAGTTCGGTGGCGACGGTGTTGCCGCCTGCCGTGGATGTGCCGACCAGCAAATCGCGATAGGCGACTTCGTGGCCGCGCGATGAGGCGCGGGCGATCAGGCTACGGGCAACGGCGGCGGCCATGGCGCCGTCAACGCTCATGCCACGGGCGAGGACGTCGACCGGGATGGTGAGCGCGGCTTCGCGGGTTTTGTCACGCGAATCGCCGCGCTTATCTTGCGCGGCGCGCGAGCATTCGATNTCGAACGGGGCGATGCTGGCGGCGTGCAGNGGGTCAGCGGCGGCGAGCATNGCGCGGCAGAAGCTGTACTGCTTCGCTTCGCGTTCGCTCAGGCCGATTTCNGGGGATTCTGCGGGNCGCAGCTTGCCGCTGTCTTTCATGCGGCCAAGAATCTGCGCGCGGAAGGCGTCGATGCCGGTGCCGTTNTCGATGGCGGCGTCGGCCAGGTCGCTGGCGTCGAACTGGCGACCCATGGCGCGGATTTCACGGGCGCGCTCACGTTCGGCGGCAACGTGGTCGACCGTGATGGTGGCGACGCGAATTTCTGTGGGNGCTGCGGGAGCGGTCGGGGTGGCCGCCGGGGTTTGATTGGCTGTGGTCATGGTGCGATCTCCTAGGTGGGTGCCCTCGGCGGGCGGTAAGCTCACGACGCGGTACTGCGGCGCGAGGGATTCTGGGGTGGCTGGGTTTCCATCAGCGGCGCGGCCAATGCCAACGCTGGCGTCGGCGGGGACGTCGACGGGNGAGACCTCGAATGGNGTCCAGTTGGTGACNCGGTATTCGTCTGGCTGGCCTTCGCCGTTGGCCTTGACGAGCACGCGCTCGTTGATGATGTAGCCGATCGANACGTTGCGCACCAGGCCGTCNGCGATGTCTTGCCGCAGGTCGGCCAGGGCTTCGCGGCGGCTGATTACCAGGTCGGCCATCAGGCGGTTGCCTTCGACCCAGGCTTTTTCTACGGCGCCGATACCGGCCAATGGGGTGTTGCCGATGGCGGTGTATCGGTCGTGATTCGCCAGCACGGGGGCGCCGTCGTTCAGGCGGGTGAGGTCGACTTCGTCGGATTTCAGGCCGAGGGTTTCGATCCACGGGTCTTCGAACCAGCTATTGCGCAAATAGGGCTGGTCGGATGCGACGGATAGCCGCAGGCGCAACAGGCCATCGTCGGCCTGGGCGGGGTCTTGCGCGCGCAGGCTCAAGCTGGCTGGCAGGCTGCGGTGCAGGGTGCCATCGATGCGGCTGCGGGCGCCAATGGGTTGTTCNGNTTTGCTCATGGTCGGGAGTCTCCTTGTTTATCAGGTGCCAAACTAGGCAAGAAATGTCCGCTTGGGAAAGTCGGCGCTGGCGAGACGGCGCGGGGCTTGTTTTGCTTTGGCGGGGTTGGCGTCTGGTTGGCGTACTGGGTCGGTGTTTTCTGCATCGTTGGCATCGGTTGAATCTGTCGGTGCCGCTGCGCTGCCGGGGGTGCCGATGGGGCCGTAGATTTCNAGTTCTTCGGCGACTTCGGCGGCGATTTCGTCGGGGTCATCGCCGCGCTCNAGGATGATGCGGCGGCGNCTGGTGAGGCCTAGGCGCAGATTGGTTTCGTTGGCGTTGGCGGTTTTTACGGGGTCGACCGGCTGCCAGCGGCGCGGCTGCCAGCTCACGGCTTGCGCATAATCATCCAAGCCGCGCGCTTTTCAGGCCGGGGGTGCGCAGGATCAGGTAGGGCAGGACGGCGGNAATGACTTCGGCATGGAGCATTTTTTTGAGCTGCCCCTGGATGGTTTTGAAATGTTCGCGCTCGCCCACGATGCCGACTTGCGCGGAGCTGTAGTTCACGCTTTCCAGGTCGTTGCCCAGGGTGACGTAGCTCATGCCGCGCGCNGCTGTCCAGCCGCGCAGGTGGGATTTNACGTGGCTGGCGGCGTCGATGTTCGGCCAGTCGCTGTCGAATTTNCGGAAAGTCGTAACCGTTNGGCAGCGTGTCGAACTGGCCGGGNACGGTGGTGGCGTATTTTTCAGCGGCGGCGGTGATGGCCTGGATTTCATCCGGCGTGAGCACTTTGCCCGAGGCGCGGGCGGAATCCAGCACGCTGGAAATGATGGTGTCGGCAAACCCGGGTGGGGCGTCGCCCGTGGGCGAGACGAAAAAACCGGCGCGCTTGGCGGCGTTGCTGGAGGCTACGCCTGCGGCTTCTTCAAAATCCTGCAACATCCACAGGCGGCGGGCGCCACCNGCTAACCAGGGNTAGCCGCGCAGCTGGCCGACTTCGCGCGANACGAAGGCNTGCCGGATTTGTGCGGCGGGNATNCGGACGTGATGGCCGACGCTCATNACGTCAGGGGCGGCTTCGCCCGTGCGCGACATTTTCAGCCAGTAGGCGATCGCGTTGCCATCATCATCAATTTCGATGCCCATGCGGACGCGGCGGCCTTGCCAGTCGCGGCGCAAAGAGACATCCAGCAGGGCGGGGTCAAGCAGCTGGATTTGNATGCCGAACGGGCCAGCGCCGGGGCGCAGGCGGTAAAGGATTTCGCCATCTTGCGCGAGGCCTGCGAGTGCGACGGTTTCGACTTCGCGCCAGCAGAGGCCGGAGACTTCGCAGTTTTGGCCCCAGCGGTTCCAGGCGCTTTCCATCAAATCGTTGGTTTTGTTGTCTTGCGTGCCATCGGGCAGCTTGAGCCGCATTTGCAGCCGGATGCCCTGCTCGCCCAGGACGTTATCGTCGAGCTGGAGCATGTAGCGGATGGCCCACTCGTTGTTTCTGGCGAGGTCATGCGCGCGGGCGCGGAGCGTTGGCAACTGGCGTTCGAGGTCGGTGTTGATGCCTTGCGAATGGGTGGGCCANCTGGCTGTCCAGGCGGGGGTTTCGGCAGCGGCAAAGCTGCGCTGCGCNTGGCGCAGNTCGGCGATCAGGCGGCGTTTGCACCTGGGTGGCGACGCTGCGGGTGGTGCGTTTCAAGCCAGGCGGCGCGGTCGGCGGCGGATTCTTTGGGGGCTAAAAAGACGGGANATTTTTTCGCTGAGGCGCATGGGATCAGAACCGGGTGTAGANGCGGCCGGGCGCGATGCCCTGCATCAGCGCGGCGGCGGCGCGNTCTTTGGCGACCTCGCGCTCGTAGTAATCGATGAGGTCGAGGATGTCTTTTGCGAACGGAATTTCATGACGCGGCCAGAAATCTGGTACTCGGCCACGTGCGCCTGGCCTTTGGCCATGTATTGCGCGAGTGCTGCGCGGGCGTCGGCCAGCCCCTTGGCGGCGATGCTGCGGCCATCGAAGCTGGATGCGGTGGTGAGATTCGGCAGGATGGTGACGGCTTGCTGGCCGAGGGTGACGCGCTCAAGCCCTGCCCCAGCGCCGCGTTCAACGCGCGATAGCAGCGTGCCGTCCCCGGCCTGCCAGGTGCTGGTGGCGGTGGCGGATAGGCTGACGGCGTAATCGCCACCCACGCCACCGGTGGCGGAAAACTCAGNGGCAGCGCCGAGCGGCAGGATCAGCCGGTAGATCAGCGACCAGCCGTCAGCGGCGTCGTATTCAGGGAGCGCGGTCTTCCAGGCGGCAGAATCCCCGGCGCGGAAGCTGGTCGGTGCGGTGGTTGGAGTCTCGATCATGGGGCCATGATCGAGGATGCGGCGGGCGATTTCTAGGCAAGAAATGTCCGCAAGAGTTATTGCCTTTAGCGCAGACGCTTTAACCGGCGGGCGTGGCGGACGGAGATGCCT